GGCCTACTGGACCTGCTGGACCTAACGGACCTACTGGACCTACTGGACCTGATGGTGCTGATTCAACAGTTGCTGGACCTACTGGGCCTGCTGGGCCTGCTGGGCCTGCTGGACCTGCCGGACCTACTGGTTCTGCTGGAGGCACAGGACCTACTGGACCTAACGGACCTGCTGGGGGTACGGGACCTACTGGTCCTACTGGACCTGGCGGACCTACTGGACCTACTGGTTCTGCTGGTTCTGGTGTAACCTTTAAAGGTCAAGTAGCAAACACAGGTGCTTTACCAGGTTCTGGTCAGGCAAATGGTGACGCATATATCGTTCAAGCAGACGATAGTTTTCATGTATGGGATGGTAGTCAATTTGTTAGTGGGGGATCTATTCAAGGCCCTACTGGTCCTACTGGACCTGGTGGAGGCACAGGACCTACTGGACCTGCTGGGGGTACGGGACCTACTGGACCTGCTGGGGGTACGGGACCTACTGGACCTACTGGACCAACTGGTGGTTTCTCAGCAAACTCTAACGCTCAAGTTAACTCACTAGGTGTTGGTACTGGTGGTTCTGGTACTGCAGGTGAGATTAGAGCAACAAACAATATTACTGCTTACTATTCAGATGAGAGATTAAAAGATGTTCTTGGTGAAATAGATAACGCATTAGATAAAGTAAAAGAATTACGAGGTGTTTACTACAAAGAAAATGAAACTGCAAAGTCTTTAGGTTATGATAACGACAAAAGACAAGTAGGAGTAATTGCACAGGAAGTACAAAAAGTATTGCCTGAAGTGGTGACAGAAGCACCGATAGACGACAAATACATAACAGTTTGGTATGATAAGCTAGTTCCTTTATTGATCGAAGCAATAAAAGAATTATCAGCGAAAGTAGATAAATTAGAAGGAAAGTAAATGGCTGTTCCAAATTCAAAAGCAACTTTAAAAGAATATTGCTTAAGAGCATTAGGTAAACCTGTAATTGAAATCAATGTTGACGAAGATCAAATTGATGATAGAATAGACGAAGCACTTCAATACTTCTCACAATATCACTATGACGGTGTTGAAAGAATGTATATGAAATATCAAATTACACAGGACGATATTGATAGAGCAAGATCAGATGAAACTGTTGGTACTGGTACTGAAGGTTCTGTTTCTACTACTTTTAAAAATCAACAAAATTATATTGTAATGCCATCATCTGTTTTATCAGTAATGGGTATATTCAATTTTAACGATAAATCAAATTTAAATATGTTCGATATCAGATATCAAATGAGATTGAATGATTTATATGATTTTTCCTCTACCTCAATTATACATTATGAAATGACAATGAGACATTTAGATTTCTTAGATCATATTCTTATTGGTGAAAAACCAACTAAGTTTAATATGCACAATAACAGATTATATATTGCTATGGACTGGCAAAATGATGTTGCAGCTGGTGAGTATATAATTATAGAATGTTATAGAAAATTAGATCCAAATAGTTATGCGGATATTTATGATGATATGTTTTTAAAAAGATATACTACTGCTTTAATTAAGCAACAATGGGGTGCTAATCTCTCAAAATTTCAAGGTGTTCAAATGTTAGGTGGAGTTTCCATGAATGGAGAAGCAATTTATTCACAGGCATTAGATGAAAAAAACAAACTAGAAGTAGAAATACGAGATACTTTTGAGTCACCTATCAGTTATATGGTAGGATAAAATGCCAACTAATGTTTATTTCGATCACGGTAATACAAACGAACAGCGTCTTTATGAAGATTTAATCATAGAGCAATTAAGTATCTATGGTCAAGATGTTTATTATCTACCTAGAACTATTGTAAATGAAGATACTATATTCGGAGAAGATACTGCTTCTAAATTTACTTCAGCATATGCGATTGAAATGTATGTTGAGAATACAGATGGTTTTGCTGGTGAACAAGAAATAGTTAGAAAATTTGGTTTAGAATTAAGAGATGATGTATCTCTAGTAGTTTCTAAAACAAGATGGGAAAAAGTATTAGAAGCAGAAAATAATTTAATTGAATCTTCTAGACCTAATGAAGGCGATCTAATATGGTTTGCTAGAGTTAATGCGTTCTTTGAAATACAATTTGTAGAACATGAACAGCCTTTTTATCAAGTGCATAATGTTCCTGTATATAAATTAAGATGTACTAAATGGGAATATTCATCTGAAGAAATTAGTACAGGTCTTACAGATATTGATGTTACCGAAGATGACTTATCAACTAATATGCTTGACTATCAAGTTAGTCTTGAGGCAGGATTACCTGCTGGTGCTATAATGATGGAATCAGATATACCAGATGAAAAAAGTTTCATACTACTTGAAAGTGCACCTGCTGAACTTGGTGAAAAACAGATTGTTGATCAGTCGCATAAATTTGAGGCTGCGTCTGGTGTTACCAGTACAGGCGATAGTACAGATGACATACTAGATTTCAGCGAAAGAAACCCATTCGGAGAAACTGATTATCACTTCGGGAAAGACTTCTAATGTTCGGACAATATTTTTATAATAAACATTTAAGAAATACAGTTATCGCTTTTGGTACTATATTTAATACTATCGGTGTAAGAAGATATGACTCTAGTGGTAACGCTGTGTCAAGTTTACGAATACCTTTAATGTATGCACCAAGAGAAAAGTTTTTAGCCAGACTACAACAACAAACCGAGTTGGGTTCTGGTAGTGAATCAAAAGTTGCAATCACTCTACCTCGAATGTCTTTTGAAATGACTGGGATCTCATATGATCCCAGTCGTAAAATTAATAAAAACTTAAAATATAAGAAGGCAAAAACTAGTGATGACAACCAGGTGTTTTCACAATACTCTCCTGTACCTTACAATGTAGGATTTAATCTTTATTCTTTTACTGCTAATTCAGATGACGGACTACAAATTGTAGAACAGATATTACCATTCTTTCAACCAGACTATACGGTTACATTTATTGAAAGTCAAACAATGGATGTAAAACGAGATATACCTTTTGTTTTAAATAGTGTTGACTATGAAGATACCTACGATGGTGATATGACTTCTAATAGAAGAATTATATACACTATGAACTTTACTGCTAAAATATATCTTTATGGTCCAATCACTAGTGGCGCTGTTATTCGTAAGGCGTCTGCTGATTTATATACTAAAATGAATACAGAAAATCCATCAAGGCAAGAAAGAGTTACCATCACTCCTAATCCTTCAGGTGCTGACGCTGATGATGATTACACATTTACAGAAACATTAGATTTCTTTGAAGATGGATTAAATTATGATGAACAGTCTGGAACAGACAAATAATTTCTACTAAATAATAGCATGAGCAAAATTGATGATAAACTAAATGAAATTTTAGAAGTAACCGCTGAACAGATTTTGGCACCTGCACCTGTAAAGAAACAGGAAGTGGCTGTAATACCAGAATCAAATGATCCTCAAGATGACTTTGAACACGGCAGAGCAAACCTTTACAAGTTAATTGAAAAGGGTAATGAAGCTGTAGACGGTATCTTATCACTTGCAAAAGAAAGTGAACACCCAAGAACATATGAGGTTGCCGGTCAATTAATTCAAACAGTAAGTCAAGTATCTCAAGATTTACTAAGACTACAACAAGGTCTTAGAAGATTAAAAGAAGTACCTGATACTGGTCCTAAGAATGTGACCAACGCATTGTACATTGGTTCTACAAATGAATTACAAAAACTTCTAAAGAAAAACAATAAAGATGGAAAATCTTAAACAACGAGAACAGTATCTCGGTAATCCTAATTTAAAGAAAGCATTTACTACTTCAGAATTTACTGAAGAGCAGATTGTTGAATTACAGAAATGTATCAACGATCCTAAATACTTTATTCTTAACTTCATAAACATTGTAACCATTGACAAAGGTCTTGTACCATTTAAAATGTATAAGTTTCAAGAAAAGATGGTAGATACTTTTCACAATAATAGATTTACAATTTGTAAACTACCAAGACAGTCTGGTAAATCAACAATCATTATTGCATATCTATTACATTATGTTTTATTTAACGAAAATAAAAATGTTGCTATTCTTGCCAACAAATCATCTACTGCTCGTGATCTATTAGGTCGTTTACAACTTGCATATGAACATCTACCTAAATGGATGCAACAAGGCGTAATGAATTGGAACAAAGGTTCTTTAGAATTAGAAAATGGTTCTAAGATTGTTGCAGCTGCAACATCATCATCTGCTATTCGTGGTGGTTCTTTTAATATAATATTCTTAGATGAGTTTGCATATATTCCTAACAATATTGCTGATGAATTTTTTAGTTCAGTTTATCCTACAATTTCTTCTGGTAAGTCATCAAAGATTATGATGGTTTCTACACCACACGGAATGAATATGTTTTATAAAATATGGACTGACGCTATAAACAAAAACAATACATACATTCCTATTGAAGTATCTTGGCGAGAAGTACCTGGTCGAGATGAAAAATGGAAAGAAGAGACAATTAAGAATACAAGTGAACAACAATTTCAAACCGAGTTTGAGTGTGAATTCTTAGGTTCAGTTAATACTCTTATCAATGCTACAAAATTAAAAGCATTAGCCCATGTAGATCCACAACGAAGTAATGATATTGATGTATTTGAAATGCCGAAACAAAATCATACATACGCCTGTACGGTTGATGTATCGAGAGGTACTAACAATGACTATTCTGCCTTTGTTATATTTGATGTATCACAAATGCCATATAAAATGGTTGCCAAGTATAGAAGTAATGAAATCAAACCTGTTGTTTTTCCAAACATAATAGATTCAATATGTAGAAAATATAATTATGCATATGTATTAATTGAGACAAATGATTTAGGTCAACAAGTGGCAGACGCCATGCAATTTGAATGTGAGTATGATAATATGTTAATGTGTACTCAAAAAGGTAGATCAGGTCAAATACTAGGGGGTGGATTTAGTGGTAGAGGTTCTTCACTAGGTCTTAGAATGACTAAGGCTGCAAAAAGAGTAGGGTGTTCCAACTTAAAATCTCTTCTAGAAGGCGATAAACTTCTAGTACAAGACTTTGATACGATTGCTGAACTGTCAACTTTCATATCTAGAGGCAAATCTTGGGAGGCTGAAGAGGGATGTAATGACGATTTAGTTATGTGTCTAGTTATATTCTCTTGGCTTGCGAATCAGGCGTACTTTAAAGAGTTAACTGACAATGATATGAGAAATGCTCTCTTTGCTGAGCAACAAAATGCGTTGGAACAAGATATGGCCCCATTCGGGTTTATGGATGACGGGTTAAATGAGAACGAAACTGAAACAGACGAATACGGTGATGTCTGGTCACCTGTGAATATCGTAAGGTAATTGATACTTATAAATAGTTTCAAGGGTTGAATAAAAGTAAGGGTAAACTAACTTAGGAGAATAAACTATGGCATTTCAATTATCACCAGGTGTTCTCGTACAAGAAACAGACTTAACAAATATAGTACCTGCTGTCGCTACTTCAATAGGGGCAATGGTTATTATATCTGAAAAAGGTCCAGTAGATGAAATCGTCACGGTGTCATCTGAAAAAGAATTAGTAGAACAGTTTGGTCAACCAAACGGAAATACTTTTGAGTATTTTTATACAGCTGCTAACTTCTTACAGTACGCAAACACTTTGAGAATAGTAAGAGCTACAACAGGCATGGTTAATGCTTGTGTATCTGGTACTGCTATTCTAATAAAAAATACAAATGATTATTTGCAAAATTCCGCTGATGGTTCTCAAAATGTTGGAGCTTGGGCTGCAAGAACTGCTGGTACTTGGGGTAATTCCATTCAAGTATCTATGTGTACAAATTCAAACGCTTATACATCTGCTGCTACTTCACTAGTAAATAACGGATCGGGTCTCGCTGTTGGCGCTACTACGGTTGCTGTTGATACTGGTTCAGAATTCGTAGTTGGTGATGTGATTGAGTTTGGAGACGCAAGTGTCGTTCCTGCTGCTGCTGGAGCACCATCTGGAGAATATTACGAAATTACTGCAATATCATCAAACGACTTAACTATTAAAAGAAGAACACCAGGCGGCGGAACAGGATTAAAACACGCTGTCGTGGATAACGCAAAAATCAAAAGATACTGGAAACATTTCGATCTAGTTGATGGCGCACCAGGAACAACTTCGGATGTTTCTAATCATGGCGGATCAAATGACGAAATGCATATCGTTATATCAGACGAAGATGGAGGTATCACAGGTACTGCTGGCACAATCTTAGAAATATATGAAGGAGTTTCACAGGCTTCTGACGCTAAGAATGAGCAAGGTGGAACTAATTACTATGTAGATGTTATCTATAACCAATCAGAATATGTGTATTGGATGGATCATCAAACTACATTAAACCCTGGATCTTCAGGAATTGGTTCAACTAAACAGTCTAAAACTTTTGACAATGTGGGATCTTCCGCAACTGCTCTGTTCAATGATTCACTAGGAAGTGGTACTGACGACTTTGTTGTTACCAATGGTGAATTACAAACTGCATACGACAAATTTAAAGATGGCGAAACTGTTGACATTAACTTATTGTTAACAGGACCTTCAGATACTACTGGTGATACTACCGGTGTTACCAAGGCTACTGCTGTTATTGATGTTGCAGAATTCAGAAAAGACTGTGTTGCATTTATCTCACCTCCAAAAGAGGCTTCGGTAGATCAACAAGATCCAATCGTACAAACTGTAAAAGTAAAAACATTTGCTGACGCTCTTGCTTCTACTTCTTATGCTTCGATTGATAGTGGTCACAAATACCAATATGACAAATACAATGATGTTTACAGATATGTTCCATTGAACGGAGATATCGCTGGCTTATGTGCTAGAACTGACAATGTTGCAGACGCATGGTTCTCACCAGGCGGACTCAATAGAGGTCAAATTCGTGGTGCTGTTAAACTTGCATTTAGTCCTAACAAATCTCAAAGAGATGAGTTATATCGTGCAAGAGTTAATCCAGTGGTAACATTCCCTGGTCAAGGTACTGTACTGTTTGGCGATAAAACTGCATTGGCAAAACCAAGTGCGTTTGATCGTATCAATGTACGAAGATTGTTTATCGTATTAGAGAAAGCAATTTCTACTGCTTCTAAATTCCAACTATTTGAGTTCAATGACGAATTCACTAGAGCACAATTTAGAAATCTCGTAGAACCTTTCCTAAGAGATGTACAAGGTCGTAGAGGTTTAACAGACTTTAAAGTAGTCTGTGATGACACAAACAATACTGGCGATGTTATTGATCGTAATGAGTTTAGGGCTGATATCTTTATCAAACCTAACAGATCAATTAACTTCATAACATTAAACTTTATTGCAACAAGATCAGGCGTGTCCTTTTCTGAAGTTGCAGGTGCTTAACCTAGAGGGAGGAGAATACAATGCCTAATATAAATGACTTTAAATCTCGTCTCGCTGGAGGCGGTGCAAGAGCCAATCAGTTTAAGGTAACATTACCTTTTCCTGGATATTCAGTTGTTGGTGGTGAAACACAACAAATGGCTTTCTTATGTAAGGCTGCTCAACTTCCCGGTTCTACCGTGGGAGAAGTTGCAGTACCTTTCCGAGGAAGAAATCTGTATATCGCAGGTGAGAGAGAATTTGAACCTTGGACAGTAACCATACTAAACGATACAGACTTCTTAATCAGAAATGGTTTAGAAAGATGGTTGAATGGTATGAATAATATGAGTGATAACGAAGGCTTATCTAACCCAGTTGATTATCAAGTTGACGCTTTTATAGATCAATTAGATAGAAATGGGTCTAAACTAAAGTCCTATACATTCCGAGGAATGTTCCCGACTAGTTTATCGGCAATAGATGTCGCTTATGATACGAATAATGCTGTGGAAGAATTCCAGTGTACATTCAGATATCAATACTTTGAGACTGATACTACTACTTAATTTATCGTATAAATATAAGTAGAACTTAATTATGAAAAGGAATACAAATGGCTGAATTATTTGGTTTTCAAATAACACGAGCTAATCAAAAAGCTAAGGATGGTGGAACTCCACAAAGTTTCACCGTCCCTACAGCTGATGATGGCACTACTACCGTATCGGCTGGTGGTTACTTTGGATCATACCTCGATATGGAGGGTGGTGCAAAGAACGAAGAAGAACTAATCAGACGATATAGAGAAATTGCAATCTATCCTGAAGTTGATACTGCTATTGATGATATAGTAAATGAAGCAATAGTGGCAGATGAAAGAGATCAAGCGGTTTCTTTATCTATGGATAATCTACAATTATCAAGTAAAATTAAAAATAAAATTAGAGATGAGTTTGACGAAATTCTTAAACTATTAATGTTTGATGAAAAAGGTCACGATATTTTTAAAAGATGGTACATAGACGGAAGAGTTTATTATCATAAAGTAATTAACCCAGAACAACCTAGGTTAGGGCTTACAGAATTAAGATACATTGACCCTAGAAAGATTCGTAAAGTTAGAGAGATACAAAAGAAAAAATCTACAAAAGGTATCGAAATGACAACCGCTGTAGAAGAATGGTATGTCTATAACGAAAAAGGTATGACTTCACCTAACTCTAATATGGGTGTGAAGATAGCACCAGACGCTATATCATACTGTACTTCTGGTGTAATTGACCAGAATAAAAATGTAGTA